CTTCAAATAGTAGTTGGTAAAAGGCCATCTCTTTTCGCATGTTAGTTTTCTTACTGTCTTTCCACGGACCTGTTTTTAATTCAAGTGGGACATAGCCATCACCGTCAAAGAACATTCTGTCAATAATTCCCTGTAAGTGAATATTGACACGCCCGTATTCTTCTGTTTCTAATACATAAGTAGCGTCAAGCATTACCTCATTAGCAATGGGTTTGTAAAACTCTAGCGTTCCTTCCTTAACTGAATCAATAAAACGTTCAGCCGACCATGCGCTCATAGCCCTGTAAATTGCCACAGATATTTCATCTTGAGCCTCAGGATAATATTCTCTAAAGTGCTTTACTAATGCATTAGGGTCATCAATATATTCCATAGCCTTTTCAATATTCATTTCATCCCAAAACTTTTCTTGAGCGTCGTGGACTCTTGTTCCTCTTAACATAGCCTCGCTAGTTTTTTGCTTTCTTTTACCCTCTCCAAAGGGGTCATAGGAATAAACGTATGATGCAGGACAAAAGTTAAATGTTCCAATAGAAGATTTAGTAATCTTCAACGTTGGTCCATCTTCTGCCGATGGATTCCATTGATAGGTAAATCCATTTTTTGTATCTCGCTCGCTCCATTCTTCTACATATTCTTTCATTTTGATTCCTCCTTTAGTACATCAATTAGTTTTGAGGCTTCGCCTCTTGTCATGTTTGTTGTTATTCGGTTTTCTCCGCCTAATTTCTTAATATACTCTTCTTGTCTTATAGTCATCGCTCCATTAGGATTCTTTACAGTTTTAGCACCACCGCCATTCTGTTCAATGTGTTTTCTTCTCAGACTCGCAGTAGTTTCATCATGACAACTTCTACAAATCTCAATCACGTTGGTTCTAGAATGTATTAGATATTCTTTGCTTATCTCTCTACATCTATGTTGGCTGATAATGTGATGCCATTCTGTTTCACCTTCGGTTAGACAAACTGTGCATCTACCAATCTTTACCCACATTTCTCGTTCTTTCTTAACTTCCGCTAAGAATTCTTGTTCAATTTCTCCGACTTCTCCCTTTTTCTTTTGAATACGCTCATGTATATTCCTAAGGGTCTTTAAATATGTTCCTTCTTTCTTTCCCATTAAAACCACTCCGTTAATGTTTTTTGATAAATGTCCTTTTTGATTAAACCAATGGACCACCCTAAACTCTCAAAAATTAGTTCTGATTTCTTTATCACTTCGGCTTGGGCAATAAACTGCCAATCTGGAGTGTATTTATCATCCACTTCATGAAAGTTTCTGAATGCAATATAATTTGCTTCATTGGACTTTCCACCCCAAATATAATACTTCTCTCGCAGTTCCGCATTATCCATTTTGAAATAGAAATATGAATCACCATTTTCTATTCTACCAATCTTCTGTTGATTGTAATAAATAATACCCGCAACGCCCCCAGCAATTGATTTGTAATCTTCTAACTTTTGACGCAATCTACTTCTTTTGCTTATATCTCTAAGACTAACATCACCTGTATATAATTGTTTATACGAATCATTACAGTATTTGATAATTTCTTCACTATCTGTAAAAGATGATACCATCTCCAATAGTTTCCTTTGATATGTTTTTGCAAATTTAGTTTCATTACTTTTCTTCATTTCAAAACCCATGACAAAGAATTTATCCTCATCGAGATATTCTCCATCTTTCCATGATAACCAACCGCAGTAACGGTTCTTCTTAGTAGATAAGAAAAACTTACTGGCAAACTTTTCAAATTCAAGTTCAACAGGTTCTCTAAAAACCTTCTTAATATAATCATTTAATTCAACTCGCAATAAATGAGCCTCCGCTACTCCAGATACTTTCACAAAGATTGAATCTGTGTGTCCATAAATAACTTCATAGCCCAACTCTTGAGCCTTAAATGCAGTTTCACGCATAGCCCTTCTCGCTGATGCGGTAATAGATTTAGCCATTTCCATATCGCCCCATCCATAATTATCCTTAGCAAGAATACCGTAGAAAGCATTAACGACACGCTTTGTAGCCATTTGTGCTGAATCCCACTTTCTATACTCTTCATCAGTATTGGCCTCTTTACGCAACTTCTTATATTCATCACGCATAGCCATTAACTCTTTTACAGCCTTTGGTAGTAAGCCATCCTTTTTACTGCAATAGTGAATATCTGTTTTACCTTCCCAAAGCATTAGGTTCTTTGGAGTCTGATACCACACAGGATAATCACCCTCTTCGGGCTTTCTCTTTTTGGTTTCCCATGAGATATTCATTGATGCCATCATTGAAGGGTATAGCGATTTAAAATCAAATACGGCTACATTTTCATGTAGACCAAACGTTCCTTCAATCTTAGGATTCATAACGAAAGCGGCTTCAAAGTTTTCCTTTGTTCCCTTTACACCAGAAGGCGCAATCCAATCAGCAACACGCATAAAATAAACACCTGCCATTTGTGAATTATGGAACGTAGATTCAAATGGACATTTAATCAATCTTTGTAGTGCCAAACTGTTCTCACTAATGTTCATCTTTTCATCAATATCCACACACAATTTTACGTCCTTTATTGCATACTCTAAATACACTTTAGTATCTTCTAGCCACGCACGTTCATAGAATTCAGAATCCTGAAACTTAGAAGTGCTAACCTTTCCTTCATCTTCACCTAAAACCAACTTAGAACAATCATCTAATTTTAGACTAGGTAATGTACCCATTTGTGAATCAGTCCATAGTCTCTCAAATCTATCCATTAAACAGAATGTAAGACGACCTCTAATTGGTTGTGCGCTATTGATATACTTGTCAATGTTAGAATGTATGGCATTCCCACGTTTATATACACCCTTAATATTTCTAAGAGGTGAAAGGCGAGTAGCATCTATTCCCATCTCAACTAGTCGGTTGATAACTTTGGGAATATCATAACCTAAAACATACCAACCTAGAATCATATCAGGGTCATGTTCTTCCATTAGAGATACAAAGTCTTCCATCATATCTTCTTCTGTCTTATGGAAATGGTTCACAATATTTAAACCTTCAAAGTCTTTAATCTCTTCTGGAAACTGTTCTGGAAACCATGCAAATAAATGGTATGTTTCCGTATAATTATCATACACAGATAATACTGTAATTGCATCATGATAAATACCCTGTTGTTGAACCTCGATGTCAAAATACCATTTACGCAAATTGTATTCTTTTACCTCCTCAAGTTTGTCCACGCAGTAAAGCCTTCTCATATCTACATCGCCTTGATAGGTTCTGATTCCTCTATTCTCAAGACCTTTCTTGACATTGTATCTATTGTCGGGATGACCATAGAAAACTTTCTTTAGCGGATAACCCTCCAAAGAACGAGCATCAGCAAAGGACATTGTTTGTAACTTGTAATATTTATCACCATATCTGCCCTTGAATACCAATTGTCTTGGAACTTTTTCGTCAATTTTGACATAAAAGTATGGCTCAAATGGCTCTCTATTTATCACACGTTCATTGTTTTCATCTCGATAAATAAGTTGTATTTCAGTTCCCACATAATCAATTATCATTTCTGTCATCTCCTTCTCGCCATTCTCTATCAACCTTTACTCTAACAGTAAATAGTTCTAAGTCATTGAATAGTTCTATGATAGCCCATTCAATATTATCCTTTACTGAATCTATAATATTAAGTTCAGTTGCTTTTTCAGGATTAGGGTCATAAATAACTTGATAGTTTTCATCATTAAGATTAGCCCTAATCGTTACTTCTATTCCTCGCTTCATTTACATCACCTGTTAATCCAACCAATTCTATCATAATCTTTTCAACGTCTTCCATGAGTCTTTCAACATAAACAGCCGCATCCATCAATTCTTCTTGTAGATGGGTTAGCCAATCATGTAGGCTTAAATCCCCACGTTCCATTGTTACTCCGTATTTTCCTTTACCGACCTTTGCTCTTTCTCTTATCTTAGCACAAACTTGTTCTTCAAATCTACTCATTCTATGCACCTCTTATAGTAAAATGGTTTATTCCGTTCATTTTAAAAATTTCCAGAGGGGCATTTCTAGAACGCACATATGCGGCAAAGTCTACAATCATACGATGGTATCTATATCTCATAAACTGTCCAACCTCTGAATTTTGAATATTATCTTTTTCTCTAACAATTTGTAATAGTTGATTATAGAGAGCATTTTTAAATCTATCTTCTTTTAAACTATGAAGGTTAAATGTATTACCCAATATATCTCTTCCCTGAGTTAAAATCAATTGTATAACTATGTCCATTACGGGTAGTTTCTTATTCAGTCTTTTATCTCCTGTTCTATTTCTACTCATTAGATTCGCCTCTCATATTTTTGTAAAAGTCCATATCTGCAATAGATTTCAAAATCATTTTAGAAACACAAGTAAAACAAACTGCCAGACCTTCTGTGTGTAAAAAGCCAACTTGTCCACCCGAAGCACCACAAACTGCACACTTCATTCATCTTCCTCCAATTTATATTCTACACCATAAAGAAAGTCTGTCTTAATCCTTTCTCGTTGTATCGGTCTTTGTGGTTCATCGGGGTAGAGAAATCTACCCATAACATACAAGCAAATCATGGTTATAATTCCAATAAATAATTCCTGCATCATTCTTCCTCCAATACTTCTTCCACATTCTCTAGCAATTGTCTAGCCAAACTTCTACTACCCATAGCATAGGCAATTTGAATGGGCTTACTATGCTCATACTTTCTGAGGAATGTAGCCTCATCCATATCATTTAACATAGTAGCAATTACAGCATCTAAATTTTCAATTATCAATAGTATTTCTCTCATATTAATTCCTCAATCTTGGCGCACGAAGTACGGTAACTTTTCTGTTAGCAAATACTGTTGGCCTTTCATCATCAAAAAGAATGACCAATTCATCATCATCTTTGATAATATTACTAATCGGTAAAGACAACTCAACAGTAGCATCACGGTTTGTAGTAGAATCACCATAGCCCTCGACAAGTGTTTCAACCATCTGATTGTTTTCAGAAGAAGAAATGTTCAGATTAGGATAACTCCAATCTAGTTTGTAAATTGAATTACCTACACGTTCAGCCAGATTAACTGCCTTGACCACAGTATCAGAACGTAGATTTACAACTGTCTTCAACTTTAATGTATCTGTAACGGCTATACCATCTTCATCCTCATTTGCTAGAATAGTCCTGTTATCCAAATCTCTAAGTCTAGCACCTAACTTTTCTACCACACTCATGTTATTATGAGTATTTGCAGGGGGAATGGTAATAATGCTACCATCACACCTAACTTCTAGATTCTTACCAAAGCGTAATTCCATGTTATCAGACTTGACAATATATTTCAACAGAATATCTGTATCAATAATAAACGTACCTTTACCTTCATGGCTAACTACATCTGCTCTATAACAAACATATGTAAATTCGTTAGCGTTTTGAAAATACACATCATCGTCAATTTTAATAACAACATTGGAAGATAAAGAACCTGTCTTATTACTTCTCCCATCATTGTATTTACCTCTTAGTGTGCAAATCTTAATTGCTTTTTCTAATTCGTTTCCTTCTATCACTATCATTTTTCTCACCTTCTCTACATATCATAACAGCACCCCTTAAATTAAACAGACTGAGAATCAAAGTTTATTATCTTTGATTTCCTCCAATCCGTTCCATGTAACCTCTCCCTTATTGTTCTCAAACAAAAGGAAAGATTGACCTTCATTTTCTGCGTTTGTTTTGGACTTCAAAACCTTAGCAAAAAGTTTTGTAACTCCTGCACGTTCTTCACGGTAAGTGTGAATATGTTGGAACAACTTTGCAGTAGTTGATTTTTCCCAATCTGGCTTTTGACCTACAATCTCAAATCCATCAT